ATGGCGCAATATACCGGCAAAGCGGTGCCGGCTACCGCTGATCGCGGCCGGCCGGCCGACGTCGACAAGATGGCCGAACCGCTTGCGCCTGAAAGCCGGTCTGCCGGCGACGGATCCGCGACCGAACGGGAACGCAAGGGCACCGCCGCAATCGGCCGCGCGCGGGATCCGGAGATCACCCGGCATCGCCCGATTGTGCATCTCGCGCGCACCAAGGCCGACGCCAAAGCCGCCCAGGACGAAGCCGACTGGCGGTCGCGCACCGCACGGGTCGATGCGGAAAGCGTCATGCATACGGTTTGCGGCTACGGCGTCGGCGGCGCGTTGTGGAAGGTCAACCAGATCGCGCCTGTCTCGGACGCCTTCCAGGGCATCTTTCGGGACATGCTGATTTCGAGCGTGACCTATGCGTTCGAAGACCTGGTTGAAGAAACCGACATCACCCTGAAATCGCCGGAAGGCTTTGACGAGAAACTGGTCAAGGGCCGGCGCAAAAACGCGGCCGGTAAAAAGAGCGGCCGCAAGGGCGGGCTCGATGGCTCGGCCGAGGCGCTTTAGAAAGGACCACCATGGACAAGGAAGTCGCTGACGCCATTCGCGGCATGATCCGGATCGCGGTGTTGAAGAACGTCGATGATGAGGGGGAGATGCAGACGGCGAACGTCGAGGTTGCGGATGGCGTCTGGCGGGACAAGGTCGAAGTCATGCAGCCCTACGGTTTTGCCTCGCATGTGCCATCCGATGGCGCGTTGGCAATGGTGTTTGCGGTTGGTGGAGACCAGGGAGATTTGCGCGCCGTGCCGATCGCCAATCCGTCAAAGCGTATGGGCAAGCTCGGTGCCGGTGAGGTCGGGGTTTACAACGAACACGGTGATAAAGCCGTATTGACGGCAGACGGAAACCTTGACGTCAACACCGGGGCGGAGGTCAACGTGAAGACCAAGAAAAGCGCCACGATTGAAGCCGAGGAAAGCGTTTCGATTCCGGCCGAGACGTGTAAGGTGACTGGGAACTTTGAGTGTACCGGTGAGGTTAGGGATCACACCGGGACCATGCAAACGATGCGGGATCAGTACAATGACCATGGTCACCCGGATGCGGCGGCGCCTCCTGGGCCATTGCAAGATTGAGGTTCTTGAGTCAAAGCGAAATAGGTTCCATATCGTGGAAAGTTTCGGACTGTGGATCGTACCGACCGATTACCGCGCTAACCACTTTGTCATTTTGCATATCGCTCGCGATCAATTTGAGAAGACCATCGTGGGATTGCACGTTCAGCATTCGCATCAATTCCCTTCCAATTTCGGATACACTCTGAATTGAGAAGTTTACTGAGTGTTTGTCGCTGTAGACGACTAACAATCCCCTAGAATTGTTCAGGACAAATATCGAATGCGGATGCCCGCCTTGCGGTACGGTAAACAGATCAAGGGAGGGGCCACCAACCCCAGAAGACGGTGCCAAAATACCTATTTCGACTAAACGAAGTGCTTCGACCACAAGCAAGCCACGACTGGTGTAATACTTCTGGTATTTTGGGAAAAAAAGTTGTCCATTTATCACAAATTCGGCGAGTTTTTCGATCAGTTGAGCGTCCTGTTTCGTCATGGTCGAAATGAACTGGAGGGTCCGAAAGCTGCAACTATTCGGTCTTTTTACTTCTGATGCCAATACGCGTGCCCAAAGGCGCTGTAATTCTTCACGGGATGTATCTTCCGCATAGGACCGCCAACGATTGAACCAATCGGGTTCAACATCCGCTTCCTCCATTCCAATGTCGCCTATATGTTCTGCTTCCTCTTGTGCGTACTCAGAGATCTTATAGAGGTTTTCGTATTTCTGGTGTTGTCTTGCAGCGCCGTCTGTAATCGAAATCTGTTCTATCATTTCGTTCGATAACGGCTGATGCGAATTCGCGAGATTGGGCAATTTATCTGGCGGCATCCCAGCGTCCGGTTTAGGAGCTAGGTTGCCTTGCTCATCAAGAACGAGTTCCCCAGCGAGTATTTTTTCTACGTCCACTTTTGTTTGTGCTGCTACCAAAGCCTCTTTGCGTGAAATTGATATTCTAGTTGTTTCCGTTCGCGACCATTGCCATGGTCGAGCCATTCCAGAAATGCCCCGTTCAATCGTCTCCAATACCTTCTTGCTCAATTCTTGATATGGCCAGTCCCCCATCGCAAAAGTTCCTTTTTCTAGTAATCGCACAAGCATATACGCGTTTTACGAGAAATCCATGGGCATAGTCTGCATGCCCGCCTAGGCGGGCATGAGCGGATCCGCGCGCGCGATAGTTTCGCGCTCATGTTTTTCGATCTTGCCCTTTGTCACGATCCTCAGATCCGCCGCTGTGATCTAGTCATAGGCGATGACGGTGATCTTGTCATCGACGAGACGCCGGTTACCCCGGTTTTGCTGTCGATCGGGCTCGACCGCCGGGCGGCGCCAGACGATGAATTGCCCGAAGGCCGCACCCGGTTCCTCGCGCCGGCCTCCTATTCCGAGCGCCGCGGCGCGGTCGGCGATGCGCTTGATCCGGACGGCGATCTAACCGGGTCCCGGTGCTGGCTTCTCAATCGCGCCAAGGAAACCGAGACAACACGCGCGCTCTATTATTTTTGGCTTAAGGAATCGCTTGCCTGCGCGGAACCGGAAACCGGTGAACCGGCCGACATCGATGTCTGGTGGAGCGCGCCGCAACGGCTGTCCTACCGGCTCCTTGTGCACGATACCGAAATCAGCCTTTCACGGCCGGTGTCCTGATGCCCTAGCCAATCCCGACAGCGAAAACCATCTTTGAACGGTGCGCCGGCACGGTCGAAGCCGGCATTCTGAGGATCCGCGACGATGTGAACCCGGCCGCCCTGTCCAGGGCGGTGCGATCGGCGCGCGGCATGATCTCGCAATTGCTCCGGGCGATCGCTTTCGAAGTCCGGCAGGTCCACGACCATATCACTTACCCATGCCAGCCGTTCGCGGCGTCCGGAAGTAAAGAGCCGAAAAAGGAGCCGCTCCACCTGTGGCCGGACGTCAAACGGATCATCGGCGAAGTCAATCCTGAATGGGGCTTTCGCGAGAACGTCGAAGGACACCTCGACCGCGGACTTCAATCCGTTCTTGATGACCCGGAGAGAATGGAATTTGAACCAAAGGCGGGCTTGTTCGCGGCGGGTGAAGTCGGCGCGTCCCACCTCAGGCGTCGGTTCTTCATTCTGGCCCACGCCAACACATCAGATAACGGGCTGCGGGGCGAACCTGAGGTTCGACGATCGGGGGATGCGGTTCGAACCGCTGAACCTGGAATCCGGCAAGCAATATCACCTTCAGGAAGCGGCGCGGAACTGGATGATCTTCTGGATGATCTCGAAGGCGGTGGGCGCGCGGCTGGCGGCGCTGACGCCATCCCCGCCTTCGCACCTGCTCCATTTGACTTTAAGGCCTGGGACAAGATCACCCGCCGGTATCCTCACCTTGAACCCGGCCTTTACCCACTGGATCATGGGGTGGCCAATTGGCTGGAGCGATCCGCTGGCGCCGGTAACGGGGTGGTCCCGTTGGTTGCTGCTTATGCGAGGCGAACTTTGCTGGCAGAATTTTGACTAAACTTTGACAGGGGCGAACTAGAAACCGAGGGATTTTATATACTCGGTTGCAAGGCCTTCTCCCATACTGACGATCGAGTCCTGCGATGCCCTATTGTGTGCTTGAGCCGCGAGAACCGAGTGAAATTTCCCAAGTCCACTATTTCGCGCTTTGTTGTAGGTTCTTTTCGCCCCTTCGTCTCTAACAAGTACCCAGTGAATATTATTCCGCGCATTTTCCCAGCGCGGTTGTAGGTATTCAGGTGTCGGTTCCGGTGTCGGAGCGGCTGGCGTTGGAACAGGTGCGCAATAAATGCCGAGCTCGCAAAAGATGTTCTTCCTCTCTGTCGCCATGCAAGCACGGACCTTGTCGGCTTCATTTGCCTTTAGTTTGCTGCCTAGGCCGGGAATAAGATCAACAACATCAACTACAACGAGAGATGCACCGGCCTTCGCTTTTTTTCGTAGTATGTCGGCTAAATTTATGCCTGCATCGCCCGAAATCGAAAATTGTGTTCCCGCTAAGCAAGATCTAAGTGCGAGATCAATTGCTTTACCTGCATCATCAAATTTGTCAGCATCTGCGGTGGACCATTCTGCAGAGAAGAGTAACGCTATTCCCGCTAGTGACCCAACGAGCATTTGATGTGAAAAACGACACTTTTTCATTTTTATACACCTTTCGACTCAATATCATTTATCAGGATTAATTGACGCAGAATATTATAAATCGTGTTTTGTCTTTATCAAGAGCTACGCAGATTTCAATTATGAATATTGTTGTTGCATCAATAGCAAAAAACTGCCTTTCAATTAGAAAAAAAGGAGCAAATTTGGTCGAATGATCACGTTTGGTGGTGCGCAACCAATGCGACGATATTTGATTGATGGTCACAATTGTAAGCAAACGAATACGAGGGTAAGTCGGCGTATTGTGTTACAGTGTGTGCCGTTCTTTATGATGCAAATACTCCACTCGAGGCGCTGATCGCTCACGAGCGATTTGGGTCGGATTTGGAGCCGCCACCGGAAAAGTTCCAACACGCATTCCGGTGCGGCAAGTGCGTTTCGAAGGATCTCGGCGTACAAGTCGGCGGGCCGCCGACAGCCCATCGTTAAAGCCGGCCAGGCGCTGCCTGGGCGTTCACGGCGGTGTCTGTAATCGGATCATACTCGCAAGTGTAGATGTGATGCTGCCAAGCCCCGAACCCGTTCTGGAATTTTATCTTGTCGCCAATGTAAGTCACGTTGGCTTTGTCTAGCGTGCCCCGCCGATATCGACTGAATTTGGTTTCTAGCCAGCTATCGTCTGTCCACTCGAAATCGTATTTTGCCAAACGTTCGATTGCCGGCCTGCATCTTGTGGTCGCGTAGAGAGCATGCTTTTCCCCCCAGCATTTGAGATCGTCCCGGCACGCGGCTTCTTTTTCCGCTGCCTGTCGTTTGGCCATTTCCTCGGAGCGGACTTCTTCTGCGGCCTGCTCTTGCGCAAGACGTTCCGCCTCGGCCTCGGCGTGCGCGGTTTCCCGCGCCTCGCGCTCCGCTTTCAATTTGGCTTCCTGCTCGGCGCGAGCTTTTTTATCAGCTTCTCGTTGTTTCGATCTCGCTTCTTCTTCCAGGGCGATCTGACGTGCCTTGGCGGCCGCCTTGACTTTGTGGGCGTCCCAATCCGGACCAGCTTCAAAACCGGCCTCCTTGGCAAGCCGTTGGTCCGTGGCGTCCACAAAGTCTTCCTGGCGGGCACCATAATCCGCCAACTGGATAATGCCGACCGCAGCCGCGATCATGCCAACGACAGATCCAATGAGAATCCGCTTTCCCTTTGGGCGCCATTTTTACCGGAAAATCATGAACAATCCGGCCAACAGCCCCAGGCAAGATGCGATTAGGGTAAGCGCCGCGACGATAGAAAGAAGCAAATTCAT